CCTGAGATTGACACGGACAAAATCCGAGTAGACTCTTGCGGGCCCCATAGCGGGAGCGGGGCGTGAGAAGGAACCAGCATGGCTCCATGTGGCGAGCAATGGCTATCTTTTAGATAGCCTGTCATTGTGAAGACACATGCCATCGGCTGGTTCCTTCGAATATAAGTCAGCCATCCACTGTTTTGTTTTGCCGCAGGCTTGAGCCGCTTTGGCTCAACTGGTTTAGGTTTTTAGTTTTAACTGAGGCGCCCATTTGCTTGTACTGGCGCCGAAGACTGCTGTCCGCTCAGCGTCCTTCTGTACTGTACAAGTAGGCTCTGTAAGGTCTTATACTGTTCTAATCTTGACCCCAGACTGATTAATACTGGGCTGAGTATGTATATGTATCAGCAACAAATATTTTCCCGTACAAAGTATATCCCCCATACTAGTACCAGTTTGTCCTATTTTGTATAGATTTTTTGCATGCTTTAAAAAATACTTTAAAGTAAAACGTCCGTTTTACCTGTTTGGACAGATTATACTATATAGAGGCTGTTTCTTTTCTTAACAGTAGCAAGTCCTTGGGGGACTTGCGTTACAGGCTGTATCTAATAACTGTTACAACTAATGAAAACGGGACAGGATTATGAGTTTTGAAAAAGGGGGTAATAACCCCAGAACCCATGCTATGGCAGGAGCAAAGGCTAAAGTATTAGCCCTCGTGGCTGAAGGCCACTCGGTCCATAAGGCTATGGAGATGTGCGGCAAAAAACCTGACACTGTCAGAATATGGATGCTTAGGGATAAAAAATTTGCAGCCGACCTGACAGAGGCTAAGGCAACCGCAAAGGATGCTTCTTTAGCAGCCCTAGGTATCCCAAAAGAAGAAATAGATTTCCCAAAGTTTTCTGAGATATTCTTAAATCAAAGATTATTTCCACACCATCAAGATTGGATTGACTTACTAGAGGACAGAGAGCCTTCATGGCTACACCCTAGTATGGTTTACGAAAAGGCTGACCCAACTCGTCTATTAGTTAACGTGCCACCTGAGCATGCTAAGAGTACGGTAGTCACAGTAAACTACTCCACATATCGTATCGCTCTCAATCCTAATGTCCGCATTATTGTGGTTTCTAAAACGCTAGTCAAAGCACGTGAGTTCGTGTACGCAATCAAGCAGAGACTCTCACATCCACGCTGGTTAAAGTTGCAAACAACTTTTGGCCCCGAAGGTGGTTGGAAAGAGGATTCAGACACTTGGCGAGTTGACACCGTTTACCTTGGGAGCGATGCTAGAAATTCTAGCGAGAAGGACCCCACCATCCAAGCACTTGGTATGGGTGGGCAGATTTATGGAGCACGTGCTGACCTCATCATTCTTGATGACTGTATTACTACAGCCAACGCCCATGAATGGGAAAAACAAATCAACTGGTTACAAAAAGAAGTTATTACCCGTCTAGGTAAAAATGGTAAGTTACTAATCGTAGGGACACGAATTGCCGCACAAGACTTCTATAAAGAACTCCGCGAGACCAAGCACTGGTCTGGTGGTAAAAGCCCTTTTACTTATATGGGCATGCCTGCTGTTTTGGAGTATTCAGAAGACCCTAAAGACTGGAAGACGCTCTGGCCTAAATCGGACCTTCCGTGGGATGGGGATTCTGAGGTACCTGACGAAGAAGGACTCTTCCCGAAATGGGATGGTTTAGCATTAAAGAAAAGACGCAGTGAGGTAACACCAGCAACATGGGCTTTGGTGTATCAGCAGGAGGATGTCGAAGAAGATTCCATCTTCCCACCCGCTTTGGTGCAAGGCAGCACTAACGGTCAAAGAAGAAAAGGTCCATTGCGCCAAGGCGCGGTGGGACATCCGACTAATGTCGAAGGTTACACAATTATTGGATTTGACCCTGCTATGGGTGATAAGGCACATGCAGCCTTTGTAGCAGTTACTTACAATAGAACTGATTCTAGGATATATGTTTTAGACTGCATTAACATGGCAGAACCTAACCCACAAAAAATTAGAAGTACGATAGAAGAACTTGTATTGAAATACAAGCCACAAGAATTAAGAGTAGAAATCAACGCCCATCAAAAAGCATACTCATTAGATGATGACTTGCGACAATGGCTTGGTATGTATGGCGTAAGACTTGAATCTCATGTTACTAACAAAAATAAGTGGGACGCATCTTTCGGTGTAGCATCTATGTCTACCCTGCTTGGAACCATGCGGGAAGAAAAGTTCCAAAAAAATAATATGATTGAATTCCCATCTACTACTGACTCTGAAGGACTTAAGTCCCTTACTCAGCAGTTGATTACTTGGAAACCTAACACCAGAGGCAAGACCGACTGTGTTATGGCATTATGGTTTGCTGTGCTGAGAGCACGGGAGTTTATGCAACAAACAAATCACTTACAAAAGTTTTCATCTAATAGATGGACCACAAGAGCACAATCGGCACAAAGATACACAATCAATCTAGACGAAGCCTTTTCAGAGCAATGGGCTGAAACATACGGATAAGGATAATACAATGGCACTTCCAATGATTGCAGCAGGTATTGCTGCTAGAGCAGTAGCAAAAAAACTCGCAACAAGAGCAGTTGGTGGCATCACGGGTGCTGGAGCAAAACAAGTTAATCCTGTTTATAGAAATACAGGTACGGTAAAAGTTAATTCTAATCCAAACAAAACTCCTGCAAAAGGTAAAAGAAATCCAAGTCAAACTAGATTAGAAAATGAAGAAAGACTTGACCCAGTGTATGACAAGTATGGTTATCCACCAACACAAACTATTAAAATTAATAGCGCACTACCTAAACGAGGTAAATAATTGTTATCAATTAGCCAAATTGCAGCAAGGGTAGAGTCTTTACGCTCCCGTTCAACAGAGCGAGACCGCAGACAACTAGACGTTCTTGCTGTCCGTAAAGGACAGATATCACAAGTATATCCTGAATTTTTTCCAGAAGGAGTGGATGCAAATGTTGTTGCAAACTTTATCGACATTGTTGCCCGTGACCTTTCGGAAGTTATGGCGCCTCTTCCAGCAGTAAATTGTTCTGCAGCAAATCAAGTATCAGATAGAGCAAGAGTCTTTGCTGACAAACGCACACGTATTGCAACAAATTATTTTAGTAATTCAGATTTACAAGTGCAGATGTATCAAGGTGCAGACCAATACATCACATTTGGTTTCGTCCCATTCATTGTTGAATTAGACGAAGAAGCAGGGCTACCACGTATCCGAATAGAAAGTCCGATTGGGGCTTACCCAGAGTTTGACCGCTACGGACGTTGTATTGCCTTCGCAAAGAAATACTCACTTACACTTGCGGAACTGGTAGCACAGTATCCTGAGTTTGAGATTCAATTACTAGGGCCTGACCGTTATGAGCAGAACCTAGATGCACGTATTGACATTGTTCGTTATTACGATAAAGAGCAATCAACAATATTTATTCCATCACGGAATAATTTAATTTTATCTCAGGCTAAGAATCCGCTAGGCAAGATGCAGGTTATAGTTGCAAAACGTCCATCACTAGATGGAGAGATGCGTGGTCAATTTGATGACGTACTAGGTATCCAACTGCTTCGTAATAGGTTCGCATTACTTGCGATGGAAGCAGCAGAGAAATCAGTACAGGCACCAATTGTTGTACCAGGCGATGTTCAAGAACTACAGTTAGGTGGAGATGCGATTATTCGCACCAACTCCCCTGCTGGTGTAAGACGTGTGGATTTAAATATCCCACCAGGTGCGTTCACTGAGCAACAAGTATTGCTTAATGAGTTACGTACGGGAACACGTTATCCAGAATCAAGAACTGGAAACATAGATGCATCAATAGTCACGGGACAAGGCGTTCAAGCGCTTATGGGTGGCTTTGATACACAAGTTAAATCAGCACAAGCAATCTTTGCTTCTGCACTTAAAGATGTTATCTCTGTTTGTTTTGAGATGGATGAAACATTATTTAACTTTACAAAAACAATTCGTGGTGTAGATGCTGGTTCACCTTACTCACTTGAGTACACACCATCAAAGGATATTAAAGCAGATTACACAGCCGATGTTCGCTATGGCATGCTTGCTGGTCTTAACCCAGCGCAGGGACTTATCTTCATGCTACAAGCCCTTGGTGGTAAATTAATCTCTAAGGATATGGCTATGCGTGAGTTACCATTTGGTATTAACGTAACCCAAGAACAAGAGAAGATTGAAGTTGAAGAAATGCGTAATGCGCTAGTAGGTTCACTACAGGCATACACACAAGCAATTCCACAAATGGCAGCATCAGGCGGAGATGCATCTGATATCGTAAAGAAAATTGCACAAGTAATTAAAGCCCGTCAAAAGGGAATATCAATTGAAGATGCAATTGAAGACATCTTTGCTCCAGAATTACCTCCTGCTGGTGCCCCACAGGTTGAGCAAACGTCCCCTGCTCCCGAAGCGGCTCCAGTAGGAGGCTTACCTCCTCAAGCACCGCAAGGTGGTGGATTACAAAGTCTTTTATCTAGTCTAAGTGCAGGTGGTACAGCGAGTGCAAGTGCAAGGACAGTTGTAAGAAGATAAGTTAGAAGGGGACCATGACTGCAATCGTTGGTATTCAAGGTAAAGGTTGGGCTGTTCTAGCAGCAGACTCAATGACTACATATACAGATAGACCTTATGTAGCAAAAGGTTGTGACAAGATAGTTAAAGTTGGAGAGTATTTAGTTGCGGTAGCAGGTGATGCTATTGCAGGAGATATTCTTAACAACTTATGGCAACCACCTAAAGTAATTAAGACGCAAGACCCAGATAGATTTATGATGATTAGAGTATTGCCATCTATAAAGCAAACTCTAACTGATGCAGGGTACGACCCAAATCCTAAAGGTAAGAATGATGATGATGCTGGATGGGATGCATTAATTTGTTTTAATGGAAAGTTATATCAAGTTAGTGATGACTATGGATATATGCGAGATGACAAAGGTTTATATGGAATAGGCACAGGTGGGGCTTTAGCCCTCGGTGCATTATCTGTATTAGAGTCAGAAACAAAAACACACGCTAAGGCAACAAGCGCTGCTAAGAAAGCAATTGCAACAGCAATCCAATATAACATTTGGTGTGGTGGGGCTATAAATATAAAAACACAATTTACTAAATAGGAGGAAACGTGGCAGAACAAGGCGGAATGAGAACTCCAAATAATCCTGCACCAGTTTCAGGTCCTGGGGCTTTATCACAAAGAACAGATGGTGGACCTACACAGGCTGCAACTTACATGTCAGGATTACCATACGGACAGGGACAACAGAATTACGACAATCAAGTAGCAGCGCCTATGGCTGGCAATCCAATTCCTAAAATGGAAATGCCAACACCATTATTAGCCCCTACTGCTAGACCTTCAGAACCTATTACTGCTGGCATTGACCGTGGTGAGGGTCCAGGTTCAAATGCGCTAGGAACATTGCCTAATAAGGCTTATACAATTACAGAGGTATTTAAAAACTTAATTGCTTACGACCCATCTGGTGATGCAGAGTTGGTTTATAGAACTTTAGTTGACGAAGGATACTAATGGCTGTAAAAGTTAATCTTATAGTAGCCAAAAATAACCCTAATCTTTATGCCGCTGCTAAAGCCGCAAACCTGCCACAAGACCAAGTATCTCAATTAGAACAATTTTCTTGGACAGTTGACAAAAATAAAAAACTTAATCAAATGTCTGTTGATTCTGCCAGAAAAGAATACAATGAGTTAGACCCAGAGATTCAAAACAAACTTAAGTATTTATATCCTAAAGCAGATTATATGCAAGAAGCGCCCGATGCTAGCGATTACGCAGTTGGTGCATTAAAAACTGTTGGTAAAGTAGTAGCCTCTCCATTGATTGGTATATTTAAGGCTGCTGGTGTATTCAATAGAGTTATTAATACTCCATACCTAGTTGCACGTCAGGCTGCTCAGGGCGAAGGTTTATTTTCAGTTCAAACTTTTCAAGATGCTTGGGATGGTCGTAGAATATTTGACCATGGTGCGCTATCTGAAGCAATCAATTACTTTGGTAATGAAAAGATAGAGGTAGCAAAAGGATTCTTAGCAGGTAAAACACCTGGTGAAGTTATCTCATCCTCTGGTGGAGTTGTTAATCAAAAATTATTAGATGCTGTAGAAGAGTCACTTAACAATCCAGAAGAGTTTAGACAAGTAATGGATGCAGTTAAGTATGCACAGGTATCTCCAGGTAGAGATTTAGCCCGTTCTTTCTTTAGCAAAGACCCAAATACTGGAACTGCTACTGGCGATTACATTGATGGTAAAACTAAAAACCTTTCAGGCTTTGTTGATTTCTTTTATCAATTAGCAGTAGACCCACTTACTTGGATGACTGGTGGTTTATCTAGCGCAGCACGTGCTGGAACTAGAGCAACAGAAACAATGAGAAGATTTCCAAATGCCACTGGTGTTAGAATGGTATTTGATGATGAAAAAACTGGTGTTCGTAAATTATGGGATGAGCAACTAGGACCCAAGGTTGAAGAACTTAAGAATGCTGATAGATTAAATCGTCCAAGAATTCTTGATGATATAAAAAGAAATCATCCAGCATTTAATAATGATTCAGCAATTAAGATGCTAGAAGATAATAATCTTGTTAATGCTAATGCTGCTTTAGGTTATTTTGAGCAAGCAGAGAAGATTCCATTGTTTATGGCAGGCCGTGTAGATGGTGTTCAATACTTCCGCAATGGTGTAGCCACAGCAAATACACATCGTAGACTATCTGCTGGTCTAGGAAAAACAATAGATAAGTTTATAAACCCAGGTTTATACGGTAGTGCTGAAGAAACACTAAAGAAAACTGACGATGTCTGGGATTCTATGCTAAAACAATCTCCAGAGAATGCATTTGTTTTACCAGAAGCAAGCGACCTTAAGAAATTTCATGATGGTTTAAGCCGTAAAGAAAAAATTAGGGCTGGACTATCACGTCAACTTACCCGTTCTGCTCAGGGTTCTGTAATTAAACTAGGTTCTGATGCGGTAGAAACTGCCAATGCATTTAGATTAACTGCAAGACAGGTTATGCCTAAAGATATGGCTGAGTTTATGACTCAGAAATTTATTAATGCTAAACAAAATGACCAGATTGCTATTATGAAGGCAATTGACTACGCAATTATTGAGCGTTATGGTATTACTGGCGTTCCTGGTGGCAAAGATTTAGCAATGGAAATTATAAATACCAAGTATGGTGTGTCCAATGCTATGGATGAGATTGCAGAATTGCCAGTTCGTCCAGATGTAGCCCAAATTTTATCAAAAGATTCAATAGTTTATCGTGATGGTGTAGCCTACAAGAAGGCTGGTAGCATTATCCAACCATATCAAGAGACAAATGCTGTTTCATCACTTGATTACTTTATGTTAAGTCAATATGGTTATGAAGCAAAGACAAAAAAGAATTTAATTTTAAGTATTCCTGGTGCAGTATCAGGTAAACTTTCAACGGAACTAGTAAATGGTTGGTCTTTGTTTACCCTTTTCCCACGCTTGGGTATCAGAAGCGCTATTGATGAGTCAATGATGTATATTCTTACAGCCCCTGCTAAAAATATTATGGATGTTTTTGTTCCTAAGATTTTAAAGGGTGAAAAGGGAATTGGAAGAAAAGGAAGTATAGCAAGTAACATTGCTTCGTCTTACTCTGGTTCTAAATCAGGTGAGAAACTACGTCAAGGACTTGCTCGTAAACTTGGTTTAAGAAATCCAGCAGAAGCATTAAATATGAAAACTAGACAAAAAGCACTTAATAAATTTGCTGATGATAACAATATAGAAAATGTTGGTGAGTTAACCTCAAGCCAACGCAAAATGGCACAGGCTTTGGCTGCCGTAGAATATTATGATAGTACACTATTTGGAAAGTTAGATGCAGATGAGGCTGATTATATAGTTCAAGCCCTTGCACTAAACTCACAATTTTTAGGTTCTGCAACTCGTTCTATTACCAGCGCAGCAAATATTACTGGTAAGCAAGCCCCAGAGGTTGCTGAACAATTTTTAGATATGAATCAATTTGACCGTTTAATTGATTCTTTACAAAAAAATTATAAGGCTGGAATAGGACCTAGGGTTGAAGTAGGTCTTAAAGGTAAAGAAGTAGAAGTTGCTAGTTTAGTTAGAGATAATATTTTAAATGGTTTGGGTGTAAATGCTGTACATTTTGAAAATTTTATAAAACGCTTTTATCGTAACCGTAAAACAATTTACGGTGATATGGAAAATTATAATTTTAATCCAGCAACAGTATTTCTAAATAACAATGCTCTTAGAGATACCAATGATTGGAACCGTGCTAGGAATCAATTACTATCTAAGGTAGGTATTGAGCGCAATGTAGAGGGAGTCTTTGATGACGTCACTCAACAGGCAATGGATGAACTAGATGGTAAATTCTTATATAGTGTAAGAGATAAAAAGGCTTTAGATAATTTTATACAATCTAGAAGTTATACAAATACACTGCGTTCGCAAGGCAAAGATGATATTGATATTGCCCGTGACTTAGTAGAACAAATCCTTGCCGATACCTATAGATATTTCCATGGAGATTCTCAAAGATATAATCAAGTACTAGTTGATACTATTAAATCAAAGCATGCTGAGATTATAAAAGGTGGAAAAGAGTCTGCTTCTAGTTCATGGAGTCAGGCTGCTGAAGCAATAACATTTGATGAGTTCTCTGAACTAACTAAAGGATTCCAACCATCTGGAAAGATGTATACCTCTCTTGAAATAGAGGGATTAGATGACTTTGGTAATCTATACAAGCGCTTTGGTAACAAAGCAATGGAAATTATGGACCGCCAGGTTACAGGTATCATTCGTCAACCAGCCACAATGATTACCTACTTAAGACTTCGTAAGTTTTATTCTCAAGCAGAGAAACAATATGCTGATGACATACTTAAAAATATGGAAGCAGAAGCAATTGATGCTGGCAAAAGTTTTAATATAGCAGATGCTAGACCAATTGCTGATTTACAATCACAAAAGTATTTCTCTGAAGTATCTGTTCAACAGGCTGCAGATGAAGTATTAAAGTTTGTTGATAACCCAACTATTCGTTCTAATTTCTCTGTATCAGCCCGAAACGTTGGTAGATACTACCGTGCTACTGAGGATTTTTGGCGCCGTATATACCGTATGAAAGATGTAGCACCTAGGGTTCTATATCGTACTAGATTGGCTCACGTTGGTTTAGATGCCGCTGGTGGTATATATGAAGACCAAGAAGGTGACCCATATGTAATGATGCCTATGGATGACATTATCTTTAAGACAGTAGATAACGTTGTTCGCACATTAACACCTGGTGAATCAGGATTTAAACAACCAATATTTAATGACTTTACAATGAAGTTAAAGTTGGCTAACCCATCCTTTACTCCAGATGCAGGTTTACCTACACTATCTGGTCCTATTGGTGCATTAAGCATTATTGCTATGAAGAATTTACTTGGCCAAGTAGGTGGTACTGGTGGCAAAAAACTAGGTCAAGAGTTAGATAACTATGCATTAGGTAGTATTGGCGATAACATTGATGTTTATCGTGCAATAGTTCCTGCATCTTTACAGAAGTTATATTCATTACTTCCAGCAAATGAGAAGAGTAGACAAGAAGCCACAGCAGCAATGCAGGCTATTGCATACAATGCATCTCAGGGTTATATGTTAGACCCTAATGCTACTGACCAAGAGAAGTTTACATACTTAAAGAACATTCGTTTATCAGCCCACAATATTGTGGTTATGCGCTCTATACTTGGGTTAATATCTCCAGTTGCTCCAACAATGCAGGAATCAATTGGCGTACCAGACTATCTAAAAGAGGTAGGCATAACTGGATTACGTCCAGAGTTCTTTGATATATTAAATGCAGTAACTCAGAAGTATAAAGGCGATATTCAAGACCCATATGAGTTAGCAGTTGCTACATATGTAGGTAAAAACCCAGGTAAATTAATCTATACAGTATCTCGTGATGATAAGAAAACTAATGTAATCATTAACAAGACTAAAGAATTAAAGAACTGGGCTATAGAGAATACTGATAACGTTAAAGCCTACGGTGAAGCAGCCTTTATCTTCGCACCTAATACAGGTGATTTTGATGTTAGTACTTATGCTTGGCTAGAAGGCGCTGGCTTAATAGGCAATAAAGACTTAGAGACTTACTACAGAGATGTATTAGTATCTAAAGACAAGCAGGCTTATTACGATATAGCCAAAGAAGAAAAGGCTTTCCTTGCTTCTTCTGGAGATACATTGGCCCGTAAAGCAATAATTAAATCTTCTACATTAAGACGTAATGCTCTTAAGGCTAGCAATCCATTACTTGAAGCAGCATTAACTGCAGGTGGTAATGAAGTTGGCAGCGAGTTATCAATGCTATCTAGCGTAGAGCAAATCATTATTGATGGCAGGATTAGTTTAGATGCTGGAACAAAGCAGAGATTGGCCATGGTTTCATCTAGAGTTAGACAGTTTGTTTCCCTTGCTAACGACCCATCAAAGAGAGAACTATCTAACTTCTCTGAAATTAAACGTAATATGAAGGAAGATATCAAGGCGTTAATTGATGACTTGCAAGTTGCAGACCCAATATTAAAAGAAGCAAATAGGGCTGTGTTCAGGGCAATCCTTGATTACTATTCCCGTGATACTTACACAGCGAAGGAGCGATTCTAATGGCATCTGGTTTAAGAAATCCTACCGTAAAAGTAACTGAAGAACAAAAACTACGGAACCAAATAAATAAACTTAATGACACACTCAAAGGATTTAATGGTCCCGATGCAAGATTACAAAAATACGCTCAAGGTACACCAGAGTATAAGAAGGCAGCGGAAGAGGCTAGAAAACTAAGAGAAGATATTTCTGCTCTTGAAGTAAAAATAGCCACAGGTAAAATTGCTTCAGTTCAATCAGCGTATCAAAGAGCATTAGATTCTGGTAACACTGATGAGGCTAATAGACTTAGCGAAGAACTTGGTGCTTTAAATGCAACCATTAATAATCCATATGACCCAAAAATTGAAGGACCTCAATTTGTAGAGGGCGATGAGTTTGGTAATACTATTAGAAAAGCAGGATTAATAGTAGATACAGATGAAAATGGTAAGAGTGTTCTTAGGTCCAGCATGGAAGGTTATGCTGCTAATGGTTCTGAACACTTTGTATGGGGTCGTAAAGGTGGATTTAAGAGTAAACTTCCTGGATTTAGTAGCACTGTTGAAGATACTACCGTTGAAGTTGGTGCTAGTTATAATGAAGTAGAGAAAAAGATTCTTCAGGATGCTAACAGTAAACCTGGCGGAACGCAGGCTTTGTTTGATAGATTATATAAAGCAGGTTTAATTAAAAAACAAACCTATGATACTAAAGCAATTGAGACCAGTGATTTTACTGCTGGTTTAATGTATGCATTGCGAGAGTATAGCAAGAAAACAGCCCGTGATTATGAAGTTAGTGGTATTAAAACTCCAATATCTTTTGATGATTATATGGATAAGCAGTTTACCCCTGCTGGTCCAGATGTAAAATACAGTTCAGTAACTACCACTCGTGATACTGCAGCCTCTGACTTAGATAGATTCTTTATGGGTTATCTTGGTACTGGTGCTAGCAAACAACAACACGATGAGTACTATAAACAACTAAGAGCGTTAGAAAAGAAAGCAAGTAAGGTTACAACCACAACAGAGAATAGCCAGAATGTTGCTGGTGAGTTTATAGATGATTTAGATAAAGCAGAGTTAATGCGTAAGGTGGCTGGTAAAGCACTTGATGGTTCTGATATTGATGCAGTATTAAAGGGTGGTGCTGGGGCAGCACAGGCTGTAAATTCTGTTATATCTACTGCTCGTCAATACGGGGTAAAACTATCTAACCAAGATGCTTTAAACTATGTTGCCAATGAACTTAAACTAGGTCAAAATGATTTAAAGAAAGTAAATGCAAAGATACTTTCTATAGCAAAATCTACATATAGCAATCTATCTGATTCACTTTCAGAGGAAGTAAATCTAAAAGATTTATCTTCTAACTATATTTATAACATGGCAGAAGTATTAGAGTTAAATCCTAAAGACATTGATGCGTTAGACCCAACTGTCCAGACTGCACTTAAGAACAATGGAAACAAAGGAACTATGAACTTAACTGATTTTGACAGAATGTTACGCAATGACCCACGTTGGGCCAAAACAAAGAATGCCCGTGAAGAGGCATCTAAGTATGCATATGAAGTCCTTAAAGACTTCGGATTGATGGCATAATGGCATCTCCTAAACCAGTAATTGCACCTAAGCCAGCAGCACCTAAGATACCTGCGGTTATTGCTAAACCTACACCCGTAACACGTAAAGGTGAATCAGGTGGTTATAGTGGTATTCCTATCACTACTGCTAAACCAGTAGTTAAGCCAGTAGTAAAAACTACACCTCAAGTTATTAAAAATGCTTTTAATACAACTGGACCTTTTAATCCATATGGTGGCGTAGGTACAACACCATACGGTCCATCAAGTACGGTTACTACAGTTGTTGAACCACCTCCTCCACCACCTGATGAAGGTGGCGGTGATGGCGGCGCAGCCCTTGCTTACCAAAAGATGCAGGACGAAAAATCAAGACAAGATGCTTTTGCTTTACTTAAAGATGTATTTGCTTCTTATGGCTTAGAAGAACTAGCCGCACAAATTGAGGGATACATGCGTGAAGGTATTGGAACAGCGCAGGCTACTATTAAACTTAAACAATCTCAACCATACAAGGATAGATTCTATGGCAATGAGTTACGCCTTGCTGCTGGTAGAAATGTTATTAATGAGGCTGAGTATTTAGATTTAGAAAATAGTTATTCAGAAACTCTTAAAGCATATGGTCTTCAAGATTACTTTGGTACAGGTGTTACTCCTACTGAAAGAAAGAATCGTCAGAAAGAAATAGCAAAAGTAATTGGCAACGATATATCTGCTGTTGAATTCAAAGACAGAGTATCTACCTCAGTAGATAGAGTTAAGATGGCTGACCCAGGAACAAAGAAAGCCTTCCAAGACTTTTATGGAATTGGCGAAGCAGACTTAGTTAAGTATTTCTTAAACCCAACTCAGACATTGGTTACTCTTAAAGAGAAGGCAACTGCTGCTGAAATTGGCGGTGCTGCAATTGGGCAGAACCTACCAGCAACTATGGCAAGCGCTGAAGAGTTGGCTAGATTCGGTATCAATAGGGAACAAGCACAGGTTGGTTACTCAACCATCGCACAGGAGTTACCTACTGCCGCTAAGTTAGGTCAAATTTATTCTCAAGAAGGAATTACTTACGGACAGACAGAGGCAGAGCAAGCAACCTTTAAAGGACTAGCATCTGCTAAACGAAAGAAAGAACAATTAGTAGCCCGTGAAACTGCTGCCTTCCAAGGTTCATCTGGAGTAGCGCAACCTGGACTGTCAACTACTTACATGCGTAAATCAAGTTCCGCAGGTTACTTCTAAATAGATTCCCCACACGGATAGACCAGCCCCGTGGGGTGTATAAGTCTGGTAGCAAGAGCCAACCAATTTCCCCGAATTGACTTGTGGCTTGCGACTAATCAACGAATAGAAGGGTGGGTTGCTATGAGCAACAACTACTGGGAAGACGAAGACGAAGACCAAGATAACGATATACCTCTGCAAGGTGATGATTTAGTTAAGAAACTAAGGAAAGCCAAACGTGCAGATGAAAAACGTATTAAGGAACTCACTGAGCAACTTGAGGGATTTTCCAAGTTACAGCGTGAGAGAGTCGTCAAGGAAGTCCTAGAAAAGAAGGGCGTTAATCTAAAGGCACAACGCTTAATTATGAAAGACTTAGAAGACATTAACGAGGAGTCGGTTAATACCTGGCTTGATGATAATGCTGATTTGTTTGGATTAAAAAGTGCAGAGCCTGTGAATCCTGAAGAACAAAATAATCGAGCAGCCTTAAGGCAGCAAGATATTGTTACTCAGAATGCATTAACCCCTGAACGTACAGAGGATTTAGAAACAAAGATATCAAATGCACAATCTGCAGATGAGATTCTTTCAATCCTCCGTGCAAATCCATAATTAATCCATAGTAATTCTTATCACCTTGGAGGTGACAAATGGCTAATGCCTATACAGGTATAGGTTCGTCCACACTTGGAGGAACCGCTGGTAGTGCAGGTCTTGTCCAACAAGCGTATGACCGCTTATTGGAGTTTGCTCTCCGTTCTGAACCCCTGATTCGTTCAGTCGCAGATAAAACACCTGCCCGTCAATCAATCCCAGGTTCAACCGTAGTTCTACAGAAGTACGTTGACTTGGCTCAAAAGACATCTACTCTATCTGAGACAACCGACCCAGATGCAGTAGCACTGTCAACACCAACTACAGTTTCTATTACTCTTAATGAGTATGGTAACTCTGTATTGGTAACACGTGCGTTGGAACTATTCAGCCTTGCTGATGTAGACCCAGCAATCGCAAACATTATCGCTTACAACCTAGCAGATTCAATTGACGCAGTAGCAATGGAAACATTGCGTGCTGGAACAAACGTAATCTACTCAGGTGCTACAGCAACATCTACAGCAACAATTGCAGCAGCAGCAACAATTGATTCAGCAGACATCCGTAGGGCTGTCGCTAAGTTACGTTCTGCTAAAGCAGTTGCACGTAAAGGTTCACTATACTGGGCTGGTA